GTAGAAGATGCTTCAGCACTTGCTCCTGCACTTACCTCTGCTGACGCAGAGTTCTTATCACTTGTTGTACCTTTAGTTACTTCTGTTCCTGTTGAAGAATTATTTTCTACCATTGTTTCCTTTATTTCTATTTTTAAATAAATGTGTAAATCTGTCTATCATATCTTACTCCTTTTTATCTTCTACATTATAAAACATTTTATCTGAATCTTCAGTAACCCATTTACCTTTTTCTACAGACCATTTCGTAGTTTGCACCAAATAGTCTGGCCAATTGTTTTTAACAGTATAATTAGAAGCGTGCCAAAGAATACGATTATTAGGCTGAATAGCATAATTACCGTTATCAAGTTCCAAAACATGTCCACACTTATGTTCTTGAGGTATTTCAGAATGTTCGGTGTTAAGAATATTATTATCAGGGTGAGCCCAATCAATAGTAAATAAATAATTTCCATGATAAAAATTTTTATCCTTTCCTAAATACTTACCTTTGTTACCGTTTAAAAAATCAAACTGATGAACACTAGGATAATAACTAAAGCAATCCCACAATTCCAACTCGTCAAGCGACATATCGGGCACTTTGGCTCTGTCATACGATTTTTGGAAAAACGCTGAGATAGGCAAACGATAAAAGACCGCACCATTAGGGAGCATCGCGTGAAATAAGACTGCACGTCCTGGTATCGATGCAAGACCAAAAATAACTGCGTCTTCACTTTCTCCATGATGTTTTTTAAGGTCATAAAGATATTCCTTTCTAATTTTACAATAAATTGTCGGAGTATTTGCATTGAGATAAGTAGCCATTATTTAACATTTCCATCTTCTTCTCGCTTGTCTCAATCTTGAATTAGGATTTTTTGCAGCTTTTGGAAACATTTTCATTTGCCCTGCTGATCTAGCACAAAAAGACTTTCTTCTTGCAGCTCTTTTTGGACCTGGATTACTTTCTGTTACTGCTGTTTTTAATTTACTTCCAGGATTTTTTCTTCTGTAAGCCATAACTCCAGCTTGAGTCATGCCAGCTCCTGCTTTAGTAGATCTAAAATTTTTTTTATTTCTAGGAGGCATGCCTCCTTTAGCAACACCTATTGGAGTTACTTCTTTTTCTTCTACATACTCTTGTAGTTGACCGTTATTTTTACCGCTTGGTAATTGGGAAATATTTGCATATTGATCCAAGATACTTCCTGGTACAGCAAAAGGATTTCTAGCCATTTAAATTACGGCTGTTGAGATACTAAGCCTGATCCTGAATATTTATCTGTAAATACAGTGTATGCTGTGATGTTTGTTTTAGTATGACAATAAATACCTTGTGGAAAAACAATTCCATCTTCTGGAAGATTTAAAGTATAAACATCAGTATTGGGTACATCGACAGTTAATAAAACAGTGCCAGTGCTTGATCCAGTTGATAATGAAAGAACTCCAGCTCCTCCTCCGTCCGAAGCCACAGAAATTGCTCTTAATCTAATTGAAGGTGCAACGATTGCAGTAGCTCCTGGAGCCGCATTTGATCTCGTTGCTTGAATATCACATTTAAATCCCATAATTCCTCTATTGTATCTTTAAATTGTGGGGACGTAAATACGCCCCCACAAAAGTTTTATTGATTATGCTCCTGCAGAACCGAAGATTCCTCTAGGGTCAGACCAACCGAAGCTGTATCTTTCTCTAGCTTTAAATCTAACGTTTCCAGTATCAAAATCACCTTCAATGGCAGTTTTGATAGCGCTTCTTACGAAGTGCTTCATACCATTTGGTGCATCAGTAAGGATAAAGAAAGCATCAGTGTCAGTCAAGAAATGATTAACTCTGTAACCTTCTGGTACCATACCCATGTTCATCATAGCGTTGATATCGTTTTTAGCGAACGCGTTTGATCCACCAGGTGTAGTTGATAGAGGAGATTTTAAGATTCTCTCAGCAGTAAATTGCAATTCTTTTGGAATTACTAATTTTCTACCCATAGTAGCAATCTTTAATCCTCTTTCGTCAACAAATGCTGCGATGTCAATCAGAGACTGCTCTAAAGAAGTTTCTGATAAGTCAGCTGCTGTAGACAATATGTTTTTAAAAGTTCCACCATTAGACAGAGGGTGATCGTTAGCTAATAAAGCTTTTCCGTCACCACCTGGGAATGATGAACTAAAACCATTGTTTAGTACATTAGCCGCAGTGATTTGTTTAGTTTGAGACATTGAACGAGCAAGCGCTCTAGTATATCTAGATGCTAATCTGTCGTACAAGTTATCTTCAATAGCTTCCTCAGTAATAGCAAAAGCAAGTGCTACTGTATTATGAGTGTATCTAGAAGTGTAAGCTTCAGATGCTTGGTCAAAATTAACCATTGCACCTTCAGATTTTACTGCCGCAGCACCAAAACCTGTTAGCATTACTTCCTCTTCGAAAGCTCTGTCAGATGACTCAGTCATGAAGATTTCTGCATGTTCATTGTCATATCTGTTATATTCCAGGCCGAATAGTGCATTCAATCCTGGCTCTAGTTCTTTAACTAGTTGTGATCGTGATATAGCCATTATTTATTCTCCTATTATAAGCCTACACCATTTCCACCATAAGAGTAGAAATGATTGTTGATTCTTACAAGAACATCAGCGTTCACAGAACCAGCTGTATCGTTAGCGGTATCTTGAGAGATATCGATAGCTTGAACTGCAAATGTATTTGCAACTCCTGATACAGAGTAGTCTAATTGAACTTTTGATATACCTGTTTGAACATTTCCAGTCACGTTAGTGATTGAAAAGTTCTTGAAGATGTCTGCTACAGCGAATGCTCCATCAGAATCAATTGAATAAACTACTTCTGGATCATCAATGACTGAAGCGATGATGTCGCCTTGAGTCGGTGTGATTCCACCAGGGTAGTAGTTCTTCCAAGTTGGTTTCTGAGTAGTCGGATCGTTGTAGAACACTCCGTTAAATACTCCAACAACAGCCGCAGAAGTGTTAGCAGTAGCTCTTTGGATAAATCCTGTAGAAGTTGGTATTACCAAATCCCCTTGAAATATCGCAGTGCCGTAACCTGCTTTAATTCTGTATCTGTTCTGAGCATTTATAAACGGAGAGCCATCTAACTTTCTTACTGGTCTAAGACCATATTTTTCAGCTACGTTAGCCATATTGTTAGTACTCCTTTTTATATTTGTTTCAGTTTATTTTGGGATGGTTATTGTCACAAAATTAGGACTTACTTCCACCACCAAAAGATACACGAGATTGTCGATTAATATTAATCGGCATCTCAGGTCGTTGCTCCTTCATGACATCATGATCAACCGCTTCCATTTTATCCTGAGTAATTTTACTAAAATACTCAGCGCGCGATTGCACAATCTCTTCAGGTATCCTTGCCAACACAAGGCCAGCAACCCCGATCAAACCTGCGTATTGTCCGTCTCGAATAACTGGGTATCCATGATCACCGATAGTATTTTTAATTTCTTCGGCTCTTACAAATTCCCAACCTTCTCTAAGTTTCTTAGATACGTTTGCAGTATCTTGGAAACCCATAGACTCGACTCTGATCCATCTATGGACCATGCCGACTGGCGCAGGTGGTGCGTCCAGAGCTGATGGTGGCGTCCAAGGTTTTTTTCTAACCTCTTTATGTTCTTCTGACGCGCGTGAAGTCTTATTTAACTTATTATCGCTCATACTATTGTACCTCCTTCACGTATTTAGCGTATTCTTCTAGTGGCACCCCTAATTTTTTGGCAATAGCCACCTGTGATTTGGTGAGTCTCACAGTTTTGCGTCCTTGCTGTTGTCTTCCAGCACTAGCAACTTGTTGGACGGGTTCTCTTCGTTGCTCTTGTACAGCAAACTTATGAGGGAAATTTTCCTTCATTCGTTTGTCTATTTCATTATAATACTCTTCACTTTCAACATCAACACCCATACCCACTAGATCTTCATGGATGGTGAAAGCGGCATTAGTCATGATTTTATCATTACCAAACCAAGTATTCTTTTGAGCCCAGGACTTAGCTTTTGGGCTAGGTTCTGGAGCAACAGGTTTTTGTTTTTGTTGTTCCTGTATCTCAGAAGCTTGTATTTTTTTCTGCTCTTCTAATTGTCTTAATCGTTCCGCACGATCAGCCATTTGCAATTTAGCTTTTTCTTTTTGCACTGCAAGTTGTGTCAGTTCATCATT